CGATAAGACTACTGCTCGGCGACTGTCCATGAGGCCAGAAACCACGGAGATGATGGAATCAGTTGTGATGCGTACACCTACTGGTCCGTAGTTGGACGAGTTACCTGTGGTCACCTTGTCATTATAAATGTAGTATTCATTTACCACATCAATAACATCGGCACCGGTACGTTCATCTTTCTTTTTCTTAATCTCACGGACTTTACGAAGTTTGCGTGGATCAATATAACGAAGTTCTTTAATACCGCCAATTGGATTTGTTTTATCGATGATAACATTGTAGTATAGTCTACCATCAACATAATATCTGCGAAAGATATCTTGTGCCATATTCTTGTAGTTAAACAATTTAAGGACAGTTTGAAACTCATCCTTAATGGCCTTCTTAATTTTGTCTGGTTGTTCTAAGTCATCCAGAATAATTTCTATACTTCTACCATCATCATCTTGTACAATGGCTTCATTCATAATATCATCGATTGCCGATTCAATTTCTGGCTGCATGGCCATTTCTCGGTAACGAGATATTAATTCTACTTCATTTTTTGCGGTGCCGTCTAGGTCAACATATGTACCATAGTAAGCAGCAGAGGAAATGGTTAATGCGCCATCGTCATTTGCTGGTGGCGTGAATGATGGTTGCACGGTTTGTTCTTCTTCAGACTTATTCCGTGATACCGTAAAACCAAAGAGAGAGAATTTATTAGCTGTTGCCATATTATTTAATATTCCAAGTCAAGTAAGCATGATTGGGGAACCGAAGTTCCCCATATAAGTCATTATGAAGTTGTATCTGATTCCCAATACTGGAAAGCAAATGTTGCGTTGTATTCTTCAATTGCATCATTAGAACCCCAATCTAAATCGATTGGTGCGATGTCAAGTGGGAATAAACCAACAAACTTGTAAGTTTTCAAAGGTTTGCCGGCCTTGCCAAATTGAGTAACAGTTGCATCCACACTATAATTCGATGGACTAACTGCACCGGAGTTTCTTACGTTACCCGCATGACTGTTGATTGCGTTCATCCATGATTCTAGAGCATTGCGAATAGCAAAGTCCTCGTCATTGATAATTTGCAAACTCCAGTCCGTGAAGGTTCTGTTACCTACAAACTTCAGCTCACGGCCAAAGTAATAGATAGGTACCATGCCTACTGTCGAACCAGGTAATTGTGCCGATTTAGCCATGAAAGTTGTTTTCTGACTAGCTGCGGAACCATTAGTTGCAATCGCTGGGAATGTAAGAGAGACCTGAAATAGATTGGGACGGGCACCGTCACCAACCATATTCGCTCTAAATTCTGCTACATTGAATGCCATTTTTATCTCCTATATCGTTAGTTATTTATTAAGCTGCACCAACGACTGTTGTAAAATCAACACCAGTTCCAACCGCAACAAAGTTTAATTGGATGAAATTGATTGAACGAGCAGGTTTGATATAGATATCACCAACAAACTGGTTGGAATCAATAACTTGTGAAGTGTTATTTGTTGTATCGCAAACCACTTTAAAGTCGGTAATACCACGGCGACCTTGTACATCACGCAAGAATGGAGTTACTAATGCCACAAACTGAGCACGGGTAAACTCATCATTGAATTCAAACAAGGAGAACTGAGCTGCTTTAGCAATTGATTTTTCAAGAACAATAAACAGTCTACGAACATTGATACGGTCAAACGCAGATGGTTTGTTCAACAATGTCTTATCACCAAACAATACGATACCTTGACCTGGGAAGGATACAACTGGATTTACACCAGCAGCATACAACGCATCACGGTAAGTTTTGTTAGGATTCCATGCTAACTTGATAGCATTTTTGATTGCACCACGGTTGAAACCAGCTGGTGAATACCAAGGGTCACGAACTGTATCTGTGTTTACACAAAGACCAGCAACATCACCATTAAGTGGAACCCAACGATATACATTGTTGTATTTGTCAAACATATACTTCCAACCAGAATCCGCCACAACAAAAGAAGATGTGCGAGCTAATGATGCTAACCATGTTGTGATATTACCAGATTCTTCTCCAGAACTATTAACAACGGAAGCTTGTGGAGGAGAAATAAAGGCTACGCAATCTTTACGAACATTAACAACATTATCAATTGCATATTGTTGAATTGCAACATTGGCATCACCGGTAAGTACCAATGAAATGTCAATAGTTTCTTTATTTACAAACAAATCCAATGCAGTTTCTAAATCACCTTGAGCAGGAGATACACTTGTACCTGTTGTAAGTGTTGTTGCAACATTACCAGATAACTGTGTAAAGGTTACACCTGCAGCGGGTTGACCCCATGTTAAATGAGTAGCAGAATAACTTACTGGATCTACAGCATAAACATATTTGGATTGATTAAAAATTACTTGTTTATAGTAATTTGTAGAACCACTTACTGAAGCATCGGATGCTTTTGAAACAAATGGATAAGTTTCTACAACGGTACCTGCGGTACCTGTAAATAATCCACCTGCATCAACAACTGCAATATGTAATTCATCGTGTACGCCACCAACAGCTGAAGCAAAATCAGAAGTGGAAGGTGCTGAAGTGAAGTAATTTTTATAAGACCAAGATGCAAAGTCTGTAGAGTTATCACAAACAGAAACCACTAATGAATTTCCTAAAGCACCTGGATATCTAGCCACAAAAGCACCATAGGCATTTGCGTGGTCAGTATCCAAATATTCATATTGGAATTGGTCTGAGTTGAGAATCTGAACATTAGCACTTGAAGTTGCATTGTTGGAATGAGCACCAACAGCACGAACAAGACTTAGATTATTACCATATGCCAAGAAACTGGCCGCAGTAAAGAAAGATATTGCTGAATCATTGTCAGGGGTACCAAAGGTTTTAGATAGTGTAATTTCGCTATCTACTAATACTACTTTATTGGCTGGACCCCATTGGAATGTTCCAGCAAAAGCACCGGCCGTAGTAAGAACCGAAGGAACGACTGTAGTTAAGTCAATCTCGGAAACATTTACGCCTGGAGAGAGTTGAAAAGACATTTTTTTCTCCTATTAGAAAATTATATGATATCTGTGATACCTGTTAGGTATTTAGTTTTTTGCTTTTTTACCGATTCACTGATTTTTCTTTTCGATTCTTCGGTATGTTTTTTGAATTGGCTGGGTTGACCTTTTCGAGATTCCGATATTTTCTTTTTGGTTTCTTCGGAATGTTTTTTACCAATTCTACTTTGTTTTATTTTTTCACCAAAACTTTCTGGTTTATTCATTCCTTTTGTTGCAAATCCACCCAATCGACTCTTTTCGTGCCAATACTCTTTGTTACTTAATTGACCAGATAACATCTTCCAAGCCAACCAATCTTCTTTTTTACCATGTTTTTCCCAAAGTAACTGGTGTGCTTGAGCGTGTTCCTCTACGGTCAGTTCTACTATGTTATGTAGGTCGTCTGTTCCGCCAGCGTGTTTTGGAATAATATGATGTTTATGGTATATTATCATTTACAAGTTTTCAAACCATTTTCTGGAATACGCACCATAAGTGTCACCACCGTTTGCTTTTTCCCATAAGTCTCCGTCAAAAACTTCAAAAGGTGTTTCTAAACCATCTTCAATAATAGGTGCCGGTAAGACTTCTTCATCAAACTGATTCATATTTTCCAACTGAATCTGTTTTCTTAAATCATGGTTAACAATTTCTCTAAAGTATTTTTGTGTAGCTGCCCACGCAAAAATTACCAAAGTCATAGCCATGTCATCGTTTGCACCTTCAGCAGCTGCAAATGAAGTTTTGTGTTGTTCAAATGTGGTTAACTCTGAATAAGTATCAAAGTCATTGATTAAGAGTTTATCACCTTCAATCAAGGTTTTTAAATTTGAACATCCAACTTGTTTAACCTGAGGGGACATTTTAAGTCCCATCTGTACACCACGGGCAAAACCTGCCGATAATTGCTGTGGTTTTTTGTTGCCAGTAAATACTTTCAATAAATTCTCATATTCTAAATCTGAATGTATATAATCTGCTACTTGTGGGTTACTATTAATCTCAACCAACACATAAGCATCGTTATACATTCTAGCCGCATTAACAATCACCGTTGGAAATAGAATAGGTGATATTGATGAACTTGCATAAGTTGCCACTTGTTTGTATGGTGTGGCAGAAATATCTATTACAGAAAAGGCTGAACTATCTAAGTTTTTACCTTCTGATACATCTACTGCAATGCAATATAGATGCTCGGCTTTGCTGATTTCTCCGTCACCTTTTATTGGATGTTCGTAA